CCTCCCCAGTTTTCAGCTACCGTGTAGCTTCTCTGTGCCATCTCTTCGTCAAAGGGTTTTGTATGATTCCCCATATAGAAAGGTGAGAACGTCATAGTACTTCCATTGCAACTAATGTTAGGTCCATAATGTTGCCTACTTGGAGCACCATTATTTTGAAATTGGACTGCTTGGTTTGTTACATTTCCAGTCGCTGCTGCAACGGGATTAGAGGTATTATTAGTCTCACCTTCTGCCTTAACAGGAGCTATTGAGAGAAGACTGATAAGGAGACAGTAGTAGATTCCGTTTCGATAGTTCGATCTATTTCTGTTAGTTCGATTATCTGGCTTGCTGCTCTTGACACTACTTCGAGTGAAAAGTCGCTTCCAGCTGTATGAATCGTAAAGATTGAATCTTCGTCTACTAAGCCTCCAGAGGATGCTGAGGTGTGGGTTATGTTGTCCCCAGACCATTTGTTTAACGCTGCTCCATAGGTGGTTGTTGTTATCTCTTCAGTTATGTCTTGAGTTGTAGTTGTAGTACTGTTCATAGACCCTTGGGTGAAGTTGGGTTGTACTAATTCAGCTTTTACTACCGTGGGTGATACCAGTAGGAAAAGTAAAAGCCATTTGTTCATTCTTCCTTTTTTTTAACCATAGGACAGTTAACGGGTTTGTTGCCATTACCATTCTTGTTACCAGTGGTAAGACCAAATGTTGCAAGTGCTCCCGTAAAGACACTGGCAACGAACGTGATATCTGAGTTACCTGATTTTTTAAACATAGGGATATCAACGTAATTCATGGTTATGATTCAAATAAAGCCCGACCAAACCACAACTCCTAGACGTACAAAAGTTCCAAGGATTTCAATTTGATGCTCCTTGTCTTCTGCAGCATCTTTGAGCTTGCTTAAGAGGTTTGGTTTCGGGCTTCTCTTTTCTTCTTGCGGTTTTCCTTCCATTTATCTACTTTTTTCTGTAGGAACTTTTGGATTTGTTTCTTTAGTTTGTCAAATAAAGGTGTAGCAAGGGTGGTTGTAGCTACAGCTGCAACAGCTGCATAAGTAGCCGTTGCGACTACTTCAGCTGAAGGTAAGGGTAGATCTATTTTTATAACTGGAACTCTAAGAGTTGGTTGTTCAGTCGTTGTTGTTTCTTCTTCTTTTTCTGCTGGTGCTTCCTCCAGTTCAACTCCAGCTGGAGCTTTAATATTACCTGGAGGTATAACAATAGGTGGAAACACAGGCATCTCTGCTGTTGGTTGCTTTAGAGGGATGCTAGGCATGTCTAAAGCACTTGGAAGTTTACCTCGACCTAAGTTGATGGATGGGATTTCCATTTAGGCGTGGGCGTAGTAAACGTATTCAACATTATTTAAGTTAATTAATGCAGACTGATTTTTGAGAACGAAACCTGTTGAAATAGGATGTCCTATATCACCTGCAGCATATTGAGCATCAGAGTTATTTAATTCAAGTAATTGATCACTAGATCCAGAGGACCATCCTCTTGTAGTATCAAATACTACCCAGTGTTCATCATTACTAGATGATTTTATAAGGACAAATCTAGGTTGAAATCCAGTAGTTATAGTTTGTGTAGAGCTGCTGCTAGTTCCATTTCCTGTATAACTACCCACGGCTGAAATTTTTTCAACGCTGGAAAACAGAAAGGAAATATACCTTTCACCGTCTGTATTAACAAGGCTACTATTTCCTACCGTCCAATGAGTCGCAGTTGGAAGAGCATTACCACTACCACCATAAATACTATTGTTAGGTCCAAGTTCATCATAACTAGCATTTAGTCTTAAATTGTTTCCAATTGCACTTAATCCTGTATGCCATACAGGCCATTCATAAGAAAGATTTCTTGCTTTAGTAATAATCATCTCTGGAGCACGATTCATACCATGTGGAATTTGCCGACCTGTTCCACCTACTCCATTTCCTTTATAAGTCACTACATCAAAACCAGCGTGGCGTTTCCAATGCCATGACAACCATGCAGAGTTATCAGCACCCCAACTACCCATACCAGTTTGATAGTCAAACATTACCCCATTATTGGCTGATTCAGTACTATTACCATCTGCTATCAATCCTGCCATTCCTTGCATCAGCCTAGAGTTGACATACCAACTAGAACTTGCAGCAGGTTTTTTATAGATATTAAAATCAGTAAGTATTGAACTTGGATAAGTAGGATTTGCTGATGAATCCACTCCATAAGCTATATCAAATACACTCGTACCTGCATCGGCTGGCTTGCCAACGTATCCATCTGGACGGCGAATTGCCATGTAGGTGTAGTTGTCACCATCGGTGTTTACCATAGCGTTAGCATCAAGGATCTTAAAACCAGTTGAAGTTAGATTTACAAAATTGCCATTAAATTCATCGTCACTAAGGTTTGGTTGTAACATTTTATCCATGTCCTCACCACTCGTAACGATGCCTCGCATTGAATCAAGTACTACCCAATCTGCTGAACTATCTATGTTTTTAATCAGTATGTACTGAGCCTCCCAACCTAAATTAATCTCTGGCCCTGCTGTAGCCGATCCATTTCCAACATAACTACCGCACTTGATTACGTTTTGATCCCCTGCGTCTCCAAAGACATTTGCTGATGTATCGTCAAAAATACTTTCACTACTAGCTACTGTTGGATTTCCAACTGCTGTAATCGTTCCTGGTGCAACTGTAGCTGCTGTTGTAGTAGATCCATTGCAACATATAAGTTTGACCTTACTTGATTCAGCATCTCGACTTGATGTGGTAAATACCTCTGTTGGAGGAGTAAACGCTTGAGTGTAAAGAGCTTGTCCTTTGACAATCCTAAAGTTGGTTATTTTACCGTTCATCATGTAGCTTGTATCCCAAAAACCACCTATACATAGATTTCCAAAATCATAATCTTTACTATCAGATTGCGAAATAAGTTCTACTCCATCTACAAATACTTTTATTGTAGAACCTTGTCTACAAACAGCAAAATGACAGTATTTGCTAGGTGTGTAAGAATAAGACGCAGAAATATTAGTATCGTTATAAATTAATTGTATATGTGCAGCACCAATATCAGCACCTTTGTATCTTAATGCAATTGAATCACTTGAACTATCTTTCAAGCCTCCAGTGTTGTCGCTTAATTGGAAAAAACCTGTAGTCGCTGCACTTGATTTATTAAACCATCCTTCAATAGTAAAGTCACCTGTACCAAAATTAAAATCTGAAGAATTAGCTAATGTTAAACGATCATCAGTACCATCAAATGAAACTGCGTTATCGCTTGTGGACGCACCACCTCCAAATAGGTAGGCTACATATGAATCACCATTTAAGTTGACATGACCTGAACTACCTAAAGTAAATTCTGTTGATGTAGGACTTGTATTATTCCAATAAGTAGCACTATCTCCTGATTGACTATCAATATGGTTTAAAAATAAAGCTTTTGTATTAGCTACCTCACAATGATAAGTCGCCCAATCATAAGCACTACTTGTATTTTTGATAACTATCATCCCAGGAACACTGCCTAAATTATGTGAAACAGTCCTACCAGCCGTACCATTTCCTGTGTAGGTAACAACATCAAAGAACCCAGGTGCCTTGCGGAATGTCCATGAAGCTTGTGTGTAGTTGTTAGCATTTACATTACTACTACCAGCATCTGCACCTAAACTAAAACCATTATCATTAAACGCTGTAAGCATGTCAGTAACAGTAGTAGTCTCTGCAAAATTAGAATTCGTTTGTAGATATTTATTCGCTCCTCTTACCGTATCAAATACAGCACTGGGTCTAGCATTACTTCTACTTTTTATCCATGTCATACCTCCTTCAGCAGACAAATTAATTCCGTTATTAATAGACCTAGTTGATCCCGTTCCTGTGTAAATATATGTCGAGAACACATCGTCCACATACGTCTTCTCGCTGACACCTACGCCAAGCATTAATTGTTGTATCGGTGTCATATCAGCTCAACCCCGCACCTGAGATGTAGTAAGTATCAGACCCTGCACAAAGAATAGTTGCCATTCCTTTAGTACCTAAAGTTCGATCTGCATTTGTTCCATCGGCAGAATTGTGCATTGTTACTCCACTACCTCTTGCAATAGAAATATCTGAACCACTTGTATTGATAATTGTTATGGCATCACCAGCACTAAAGATACCTGACGTTGGAGGAGCCGTAACTGTAGCATCAGCTAATATATGTTTACCTGCATCAGCAGCAACTAATGTATGTGCTGACCCTTGCTCGTTTTGTTGAGGTATAGATCTTACATCACCCTTTGAATCTGTTACCGTTCCAGTTACCGTAACTCCAGCCGCTGTGGTAGACAACTTGACTGCATTATCAAAGTAGATATGAACAGCATCATTTTTAGTGCCAAGGATATAATTTTCAGCAAAATCTTCAGTTTGTATTCTTAAATCTGCTGCACCTAATCTTAAGTTTCCTGTACCTGCATCTTTTATATAACTGTGTGATCCATCGTGATAGATCTCTAAATCTGACCCAGTACCAAGTAATAACTTCTTATTATCTCCTAAATGTATATGCTCACTAGATGTCCACGCATCATTAGCATCTACCCAGTTAAACGTCTTATCTGTAGCACCTTTTAAAGTAATACCACCACCATCAGCAGTTGTGTCTGTTGGTGTTGAGACCTTACCTAGTTCTAAGTTCTTATCGGCTACTTCAATAGTAGTAGATGAGATTGTAGTTGTTGTACCTTGAACTGTGAGGTCCGCAGACATAACAACATTACCTGTGAAGGTAGCTCCAGCTAGAGCTGCATAACCTGGAACAGTTGGTGTACCAGTAAATGTAGGACTAGCTAAGTCAGCTTTATTACCTAATGAAGCAAGCGTGACTTCAACATCTGAGCCACTATTATCGTAGACAAGCGTATCCGCTTTTATTTTTCCGTAAGCCATAATTAACCTATAAAGTAAAGAGAGTTTGCATTAATAGTTACTGTCTTATTTGCAGCAACAGCGACTGGACCAACAGAAAATGCGTTGTTGTTGGCACTAATCACGTAATCTTCGTCAATCGTATTTAAATTCTCAACGATGATCTTTTTGCGATACCGTGTTTCAGGATCATTCGCATAATATTCTTGCCACTCCCATACCTTCGGAGAAGCTGTGGTGTTTGATTTAAGCTTAACTGTTAATCCACTATGACCAACGAAGTTTGATGGCTCACCAGTTATTGAACTAAAGTTATTTTCTATACTTGTTGTATCAGTTACTTGATAGAACTTACCATCATCAACAGAGTTAAGTGCAGGTAATGCAGCATAGTTAGCTACAACCTGATAGATAGCTGAGTTAGCAACAGTTGCAGCTGAGGTGTCAGCGGTACTCTTTGCAGTGTTTGCAATAGATATAGCTGAGTTAAAACCGCCTGATCCATCTGATTCTCTTGAGTTAGTTAGTGCAGTGTTAGCTATTGATATAGCACTGTTATAACCACCTGATCCGTCTGACTCTCTACTGTTATTAAGAGCAGCAGTAGCATTTGTATCAGCATCGTTAGCAGTGCTAACAGCATTAGAAGCATTTGTACTCGCTGTACCAGCTGTTGCTGTAGCTGATGTAGCCTTAGCAATCGCTGAAGTATAACCTCCAGAACCATCAGACTCTCTACTATTATTTAAAGCAGTAGTAGCATTACCACTAGCTGTATCAGCTGTAGTCTTAGCTGTGTTAGCTATAGAGATAGCTGAGTTATAACCACCTGAGCCGTCTGATTCTCTACTGTTATTTAAAGCAGCTGTAGCATTATTACTAGCTGTGCCAGCTGTTACGTTTGCTGCCTCGGATGTAGTTACAGCATAACCAACACCCTTTGGATCAGTAGAAGCATTAGTGTTATTACCAGCTAATGTCCAAGTTGATCCGTTGTTAGATGTAGTAGCTACAAGTCTATCTGTAGCTAGTTTTGCAGTATCTGATTTAGTTTCAGCATCATTGGCTGTTGATACCGCAGTATTAGACTTGGAAATAGCACTTGTATATGTACCATCTCCATCATGTTCTCTAGAGTTAGTTAGGGCTAACGCTGAGTCATCCCTAACTTCCTGTGTTACATATAGG